AAGATATCGGGGTGGGCGAAAGGCAAGTGTGTATCGCTTATAACAAGCACGTGATCTTTATAGTACATTTACCCTCCTAACAGGTTTTAGGGCTATCCCGTGGTTAGGCACGGGAAGGGCTTGCGCCCGTGTCGCCCTAAAGTTTACTTTACTTGAACAACGCTTAACTGGCCGTTAATGGTTATGGGGGTTGCTGAGTTTGACTTGGCTTTTAGCGTATAGGTCGTTGCCGCGGTTCCTGCCGCCGCATCCAAATAATTTACCGGAATGAACGGGACGCTATTAGCCAGCGTATCAATACCCTCCGAAGCGGTTGTGGTTGAATACAACAGGACGGCATCTCTGTATAAATACAGGGTGATTATTGTTATGTCTACGGTGGCGTGGCGCGTTATCCTCCAGTTACCATTTAACATTACGTTCTGTCCTGCTATCGTATTTATAGCGACAGTTGCCACGATACTTTCTGCGGCGTTATCTACGGCATGGCTTGAAGCGTCATAACCTGCGACAGAATTTAACACATCATCGACGTATTTTTTATTGGCAACTTCCGCGTCTAACGTCGGAGCGGCGACAGGCACAAGCGGAGTAGAACCGAAAGTCTTTAACCCGTTGATTGTCTGGATACCGGTCTTGAACACGCAGTTATCGGTTATGTCTGTTTTTAATTCTGAACGCAGGACCTTCTTCTTGACGTAAAGCGCCGCGGAGTCCTCTATCATAAACAAGTCGTTATCGGCGAGTGAAGCGCCTTTGGCGGTAAGACCTGAAAAGTTAGGGTTAGCGACCCACGTTCCTGCGGTGTAGCATATATACATTATTGAAGTATCCGTGGCGATATAAATATCCCCCGCCGAAGGCACGGCTGCTTTTGCCGCATCAAGACCCCTGTTTATCGCCCCTGCGTAAGCCGTTGTGGTAATTGTTGACCAAGACAAAGCCGTGCCGTCATTATAAAGATAACCCGGAACGAGTGTCGGCAGGTTGATTAAAATACTTGTGTCTATCTCTGCCTGTAATTGCTGGCAAATCATTACGAGTTTATCAAGCGAAGCCTCTATTGTTTCGGCGGGCATGGCATCGCCCTCTTCTAAATCGGTTGTTTGCGTCAGGGGCATAATACGTTCGATTATCAAATAGTATGTGGCGGCATAGGCGGCAGTCAAGTCTATATGCCCGCCCGCAGGAACGCCTGCGTCCGTAACCGTGTAATCCGTGTTAAGGACAAGGACGGTTTCGGTATAAGGCGAAGCGATCAGTTTCTTGGTGACGGTAAGGTTCGAGTCAGCGAAGAAGTAATACGGAAAAGCGTAGGCAGTTGTAACCCCGTCGCACGTGTAGACAATCCTGTTTATTGCGGATGATACAGACATATTATTTACCTTTCTTCTGGTTGGGTGCGGTCACATTCACTCCAAGCATATCAGCGGCGGTCAATATCGTAAATAACACGGGGTCGGCCCCGTCGGGGCTTTGCGCTAACTGATAAAGATTTTGTATCGGTATAGGTGTCATCACGCTAACGATTTCACTACCCAACGTCGGTTTGGTCCCGCGCATTGTCCTGCCTTCCCACGTGTCCAAAAGAACACGGGCGACGGGAGAGGCTTTGCCTGACATATAACTTACCGCTAAATCAAACGGGCTATCTACTCCGTATTTACCTGTTCCTGTTTGGACATATTTGCCTTTAGCGTTGATTTTCCAAAATCCCCACTTTCCGTTGTGCAGGGTTGGAACCATCCGTGTAGCAAGGGTAATCAATGACCCCATCCCTGCGGATATGTTTAGTTTGGTCTTGTGGTCATCCCCAACCATTATCTTACCGAAATTGGACGAGCGAGGATCTAATTCCACACTATCGGGGTCGAGTAGTTTCGATATCGTCAACACTCCGGCGAGCGCACCAACAACCTTTAACAAGTTTTCTGCCGCCATTTTCTTTACTGCGGGGTTCATCTTGGTATCAAAAGCGTGCGCCGTCAAAACATCGAAGTTTGACTTGGCGTATTTAATAGAGAATACGGCAATGTTTATAGACCGGGCAGATAGCGGTCCTTCCGGGGCAAGTGAAACCTTGCCACGACCCGTCATAGCGTTTATCATCGTGCCTAATCCTGTATTTTTATCCATTACGTTAATACCCATTTTCTCGACTTGGGGTATCAGCGCATCAGCCAAATCTGCCCTCATCCTTAAAGCCGCCCCGTTATAAGCCGATTCAGACGCTTTGTATAATCTGCCGAATAGTGGGATTTTACCGACTATGGAAGTGGGGAACGCTTCTTCCGATTCAATGCCTATATCAAGTTCCATAGCCTTATACTTGCCATTTATAGCATTTTCCCTTGAAAAGACATCTGCTTTAATCGGGAGCATAGCGTCAATGCCTTTTAATTCCTTGCCTATATCCCCCCACGATTTAGCAAAGTTATTCATCCATATATCGGGGTGGTTTATTAAAGTCACTAAACCTTGCCTGCCGAAGAAACTATTGTCCAGCGAGGCGAGGATAGATTTTGTTGTTCCGGCGATAAAATCAAATGCTTTATCCGCATAAGTAAGCGGAGTTTTGGGAACATTCTCTTTTGCTTCCAGTTTTAACTGTGATACATAATCCTTGAACACGACATAGGCGGTTCCGTAATCTATTCTTTCCGAGCTTCTGTTTGGGGAACCGGGTTTAATCAGGGTTTTCTTTTCTGCCGAGGACTTGGCTAAATCAGCTATCTTTCCCGCTTCTTCCATAGTCACGTCTACACCAAGACGTTGTGCCGCTAAATCAGCCAAGAACGAGTCCATATCTTTTGGCTGGAGTATATTCGACATCTTTTCAATCCTTGAAAGTAAATCTCTTTTTGCTTCGGGCTTCATACCAGACATTTGTTTCGCCCAATTGATGATTCCTAACTGCTGGTTTTTAAGCAGGAGTTTGCTCTCGAACGAGGCGTTGACGAATTTGGCGTTTGTTTCGCCCAAGAATGAAGCAAAAAACTTGTGCCGTTCCTCGCTACTTATTTCAGAAAGTTTAACGGGGTCTATCTCTCCCGATTTCAGACGTTCAAGAAACGCATTAACAAGGTATTTGGGTATACAGGCCATTAGCACTCCAGCGATTTTATGAAGTCTGTCCAGGTTTCTTTCGTAGCCGAGGTTTTCTTCATTTCTTTTCTAATATCCGACACATCTTTTTCTACCAATTTTTTAACATCTTTGGTCTTTAATCTTTTTTGTGCAGATTCCTGCCTTGCCTTTACGACTTCATTTATCGCCGTGACGGGGGATTCGGGATCACGCTCTGCCAACACCCTTAATCGTTTACCCATCATAGTAGCTTCTTTGACAAGTTCGGACGATACTCCCAAACTCTTGATAGTCGCCACATCTCCCTCTTTTATAGCCCTATTTTCAACGGCTATAAACACGCTTTCGGGAAGTATATCATTGGGCGGTAATTCCTCTCCCATAGCAATTCTCTTCGCCATATCGTAATCTTTATTGAGTAATTCCACCGCTTTTCTTGATTGTTCTGCCATATTGTCAACGGCATACTTTGGTAAATCTCCCAAATCACCGAGGTTCTTGACGAGTTTGTTCTCTATGGCTTTTTCCTCGACACCTGCGGCAAGACCGCGGACTTTGGTTTCGCCACCACCGGGGACTTCCGCTACCTTCCCCTCACCTGTGGGGGTGGAGAGTTTGACATCGGATTCAGGATTCCAATATATTTTAACTTCGTGGGGGGCTTTCCCTGTTTTTAATCCTCCAGTATGTTTTAATCCACGATAACCCATATCTTCAAGGTTCGCCCTTACCGAATCATAAATCCCCTGAACCTCATCTGCTGGAAGCATATCTTGGGTTGCTAAATCTCTTACGGAATCAAAAACCTCTCGCAGATTCTTGGACGAACCTAAAGTATCAGAATAATCTCCGAGTGCTTCTGAAATACCACCTTTTACTTCTTTGGTTAATGGGGCTTCCATATCGAAAAGTGGGACATCCTTGGTGGGATTAACTTCATAAATCGAGGGAGTCTTACCACCTTTTTTGGAATACCCTTCTGCAATACTTAAATTATCTGTGGTATAAAACCCCTGTCCATAATAATTAAGGGTCGAGTATGAGGTATCTGATAATTTCTCTATCGGCTTACCTGTTCCGTGATATATCTTCCCCCCACCCTTTGCCCCTTTCGGCGTTATCGTGCCGGAAACAGGCGGTTCTGCCTTAATGGGGGGCTGTTCCAAGACCTTGCTTATTGCTTCTTTGACTTCGGGTCTTATCGCCTTATCCGCCATCATTGTATCAACGGTTGCTTTGACTTTCTCGAAGTCTCCATTGTTGGCGTGTTCGTTGATTAACTTTTCATATTTACCAAGTGCGGTCTTTTCAGGGCTAATCTTGGTTGCTTTTTTTAAGTGAGGAAGCAGGGCAAAAGCTACCCCGTAAGCCGTGCCGTTTGCTACCCCGCTTATCTGCTCGTCTTTTGTCGGCAATCTATTTTCTTTTAGGGCTTCATAGAATGCGCTTCCCCAGCCAAGTGAGGTCATTATGGGAATGGCTTTTACGCCCGAACCAGCGTTTCCGTAGACGGTTCCCATTGCGATACCTTCCCCTGCGCCCATTACTCCTGCGGCGGTTCGTTCCAATACATTACCCTCTTTTTGTGTTCCTTCAATCATACTGCGCCAACCCTGCCCTAACGCAAAGTCGGGTATACGGCTTAATATGGCTTCAACTTTAGGCAAGACTTTTCCCGTAAGAGCTAACTTGGTCTGTCCGCCCGTTAAAATATCTACCGGGAGTGTATATCCTAAATTAGCGGCGCTTTCGACAAACTCCCCCGCCAACTGTACACCCTTATTTTTAGAGGCACTTTCCTGTTTCTGTTCCTCCGCTAATCCCCGTTCCCATTTTGCCACACCCTTTATTTTTTTAGAGATTGCCCCGCCAAAAGCCCAATCAGCAGGACTGGCGGAGGTAAGAAGTGCCGCCATATCAAACATACCCGCCGATGTGTTCTTAATTCCGGCGTCAAATCTCATTGCCATACCCTTAATAAATCCAACCTTGTGTTCTTCGGGAACGGCAGGAAGGAACGTATCGGTCGGCGCAGAATTACCCATAGCCTGATCGAGCGTCATCTCGTCATTATCAGAAGGTTCTGATTTCGACAAGGCGAGAGCGTCGCCAAGCGTCATTTCGCCGTCTTGATTATTCTGTATTTGATTTTCCACTTACAATCTTTCCTGTCGGAGCGCCAGTTGAGGTAAACCCCGACACCTTGAATAACTTTCCATTAGGCAGGGGAACATAATCGCCAATAGCATATTTAGTCTTGTTCGGGTTGCTTTCCTTGACGTTTTTATCCACTTCTTCTTTGGCTATTTCGACAATCCTCTCTCCTGTGGCGTTCTCCGATTTTGCCCTGCCTATTGTTTTGTTCATAATAGCGGAAACAACCGCACCGCCGGGGCCGAATGACATACCCGAAGTAGAACCTTTAATGAGGCTCCAAGCTGTTGACCAAACTTTAGACTTCGGACGATTTGATTTTTTTACGTCAGCAAGATATTCCTCTTGGACGGACGTATCTCCAGTTCCTTTTTCAACATAAAGAAGATGGTTGACATCTCCATCTGTAAGTTTTCCGGCAGCACGGGCATTTAAGATTTTAGTCCTTATCTCGGTGGCAGATAAGTCGCTCCTTGAAATATCGGTCATTAACTCATCATAAACCATAACGTCGTGTTTGGCATTTACCGTAGTCGGAGAGTTTAAGGCCTTGACTATTCCTATGGCGTGTTTAGGGTCAACAAGTTTAGCATCCACCTGCTTATTGACTTTATCTATCAGGTCGGTGGTCATTTTATTCTTTTCTACACCCTCGGGAGATTGTGTTATGTCAAGGTATGCGTCAAGGTTATCAGATTCAGCTTGATTTTTGGCTATGATAAGGTTTCTTTCGGCGATTTTCTCATCCTTCAATATCTGATTCTCTGCCATATCGGTCAATTTCAATCTCTGGTCATGCGGTATGTCGGGATAAGCGCCTTCCTTACCCTTTTTTAACTCAATAAGGGCTGATTTCGGGTCAAGGTTCATATCACTTGTAGCCAATCCGACGTTAATTTCCGTCTTGATTTCTTCCCTGAACTTCTGTGTTGCTTGGGCGTTCCAAATCCCGCGTCCCGACATCTCGTTGATTTTGATGTTTATGTTTTCCATAGCCAACGCTCTGTCGGCGGGCGTGCCGGCGTTGTAATAGTTTTCCTTCTCACCGTTTATGAAATCCATCGCTGTCGCACTCATTGACTCGTGCTGTTTCTGCCTTAAATCATCCTGTATCTTGTTCGTATAGGACATCGCCCTCATTTGGAAGTCAGCGCTGAACCTGTTTTTGACTAACTGGTTGCCTATCTTTTCCGATTCTTCGGTGTGTATCTTATCTATTTCTTCCTGAAGTTTATCCCCAGCGCTCCAGATGTCGGGGTCATTCTGTTTCTTGATATATAGGTCATTCAATCTTTTCTGTGTATTGACCTGCGCTGACGTAAATTCATTCTCGTCCTTTATCTCTTGAAACTTCTCGCCTATCTGCATCAACGTATTCCCGACTTTTGACAGGGCTTCGCCTTCAGCTCCGACCTTACCCTTGACACCGAAGTCGGAAGGATTTACTTTGACGTTTGGAGATTCGACGTTTAATTCTCTCTTGCCTACGAACTGGGGAATCTGGGGCATTATTTCTCCTTATTTCTTTGTAGGTATTGAACGGGTAGCCCAATTACTGGCTTGAGTTAAAAGTGTAGAAGCGATATTGCCTCCGGCCGTCGCCCACGCCGCATTAGCGTTCCTCTTGCCTGTTTCTTCAAATTGGACACCCTGAAAGGTCTGGTAATCGGCAGAACTTAAAGCACGCCTTTTTTCCAAGTCAGCGTTGTATTTAGTGACCATTATGTCCATTTCGGCTTCTGCGGCGCTATCTACCAGAACGGCGGTTGGCGAGCCGTCCAAAAGTACCCCTGCTTTGGCGTAGGATGCCCGCTGTTGAGAGTTTAACCTCTTGGCGGCCTTCTGCTGGCGGTAAACGTCTAAATCGGTCCTGCGGTCAATTAGCTCGGCTTCCTGCTTGAATACGCCAGCGTTATAGTCAGCGGCTTCTCTCTGCGCCTTTCCAGACGCTTCGGCGGCATCAGCCGTTGCGCTTGCCTGCGAAATCTGCCCGGCTATTGAAGCCCCTAAACCTATTACAGAAGTAATGAATGCCATGTCTCTCCTTTAACTTTCAGATACGTCTATCTTGGCGATAATCAAAAGCACATTTAAGGGCAAGGGTTGGTCTTGTATGATATAAACTTGGCAATCCCTGCCCCAATCTGTCGGTGGAACAATTCGTTTGTCCCCGGTAAATAACGGAATTGCTACGTCCATAGGCATCGAAGAAGTCCTAAACGGCACGGTGTCCATAGTCCCGTTTAACGTGCCAATCTTACATCCGATACTTTCGTATAATCTGACAATCGTTTCCCATATCTTTTTGACTACCCCCTGCCCTGCGCCCAAGACAGAGCCTGTCTCAAGTTTTAAGGTCTGTATTTTTGAGGTGAAAGGTAATCCAACGTGCGCTTCAGAATACTCTCCATCAAGAGTGATAGCATTGGCAACCACCGTCCTGTTCGGGTGGACCGCCCCGTCAACCAGAACGGATACGGTTTCTCCGTTTATATGGTTAAGTGAACTAACGGTCGAAAAACAAACCCTTGCTTCTCCACCGCTTTCGTAAGCGTGGTATAACGAACCGTCTATTGCGGCGGGGGTAGCGGCGGTGTCGAATAATTCAAAACTGCCGGCACCGACGGCGTTTAGTGTAAACTTCCTGTTGTTTAATTCTGTCATTCCCACAACACCGCGTATCTTTATTGTTTCTGTTCCGACGAGTGTGTTGACGCACGAAACAACGGGAGGATTTGCCGCAGTAATCGCCGTTATTGTTAAGGGCAGGTCAACCGATAAACCTGAATCGACAAAGAAAGCGTCCTCCTGTTCGTTGCCGTAATCGAAGGGCTTGAAGTATTCAACATATTTCTTGGCGGTTCCGCCGATCGTCCGCTCAACGATAGTCCAGACCATATCTTCTTCGCCGTTAGGTATTACAGCGACGGACTTGTATTTCCCGTCGGTGGTCATCCTTGACCAAGCGGCTACCTCTTGTTCGACCTGACGTGTTAAGACCGCCATCTCCCCGTCCTCACGTACGCACCATAAAAGATTATCGGGAGATTGCTGGTAGTCCATTTCAACAATACCCGATTCGGTAATATGTTCTGATAGGACGGTTATGTTCGCACCCGAGAACGAGTCGGTCGTGAAGTCATAGGAGAGTTCCCTGACGACCCTGCCGTCATCCTGTAAGTAATAGACATTAGCGCCTATGCGTTCAGGAAGGACTGCGGCGCAACGATAGGAGAGTTCTTTCCTGACACGTATATTTGAAGGAGTTATCGGGGCGTCATCGCCCGTTCCTATGATAAACGCGCCGCCCTTTGAACCTGCGACTAAAGACCTCGCCGCCATTAACCAAGATATTGCGTTGACTTGGTTATCGGCGACCGTGTAGACTAAAGCGTCTGTTGATAATGCGCCTGCTTCCATATTCTCAAAATCATCTGTCTGCGACATCCAAATCGTCTGCGGTTCGTAAGTCGAACCTGCGAAAGCAAGTCTTTGTTCGTAGAAACTGACCGCCGCAGGATAACCCCTATAACCCGACCAAGCGCCTTCAGCCCAATCCGTTGTAGCGCCTGCGACAAAAGTTTCTATTACCGAAGCGTCTACCAGCTGGGCGTTCGTATATCCAGTTATCTGGACGTATCCGAGTTTAATCCTGAAATACCCCCCGACCTGCGTGGCAAAGAACGTATCTGCCGAAGCCGCTATCGTAATCGCACCCGCAACTCCTGACGGGGTTAAAGTCGTTGTCGTGGCGTTATCAGACAAGAACGGCCCCCAAGTAAATGTAATATCCGATATTGTCCAAGCCGTATGCGAAGTTCTTGACAGTTTTCTCGGAGGATAGTCTTTGTGTGTGATATAAAGAACGTCAGCCGATTGAGCGAATTGTAATTCAAACAAATCTGATTCGTCGTATGTCGTCACTATATCTACCGGAACTCCACCACCCGAGTCCACGATGCCCGGAACGCCCGAAACGACGTAGTAAACGCGTATGTTCAGGTGTCCGAACTCAAGCACGTAGGCTTGAGTGGTGGAGAACTGAAACGATACGAGCCGATTGGCCGTAGTGGAGTCCTTGACTTCCGCTATAAATCCTGACCCGGGGCGGCGAAACGCTCCGCCGTAAGACTTGACGACCATATTCTCTAAAGTCTTTGTGCCGGAGGCGTACTTAGCCAAGTCTACCCTGCCCTCTAACTGGGGCGAGAGTTCGCCTGCGCTAAAAGAAGTCTGTAAATAAGAAACTTTTCCCATTATTGTCTGCTTTCCAAGAACTCATCTCCGATGACTTCAACCGAGGACGATTCCTGCCCGTCAATCGATTTCGCTATCGCCAGTAATTGCGTGTAAAGTTTCAACTGCGTATCTCCTAACGATACAGAGTGAGTAATCGGATAGGCGAGTTCAGCGGCAAGTCTTGTTGCGAAAGCCGCGATGAAGTTAGCGTCATATTTATTGGGGTCGGTTTCTTTCCTGATGTATTTCATATAAACAGCGTCCAAGTCGCAGAGTATCTTATCGCCTTCTCTCTTGTAGTCCGTTTCCCTTGTTCCACCGCTGTTATAAATGCCTAAAACCCTTAAGCAATTAACGGGTATTTGGAACTGATAGGCGTATTCAAACACGGGCGTTGAAGCTAACAGGGCAAGAGCCGCACGATCAACGGCAAAGTTCCACGGGTGGGCGCGCAAGACCTCATCTCTTATCTTGTCGTAAATAGCCTGCGCTTTCCTTGCGTTCTCTGATTCGTCATCGATAGACGTTATCCTTGAAGCGTCCAGTTTAACGAGGGCTAAATTGACTATGGACGTTTCAGATACGGACGAGAACGAATAGACCTCATCGCCTCCGACAGCTTTTAAGACCTGAACACCCTGTAAACCGAGTGTCGTATTTATCATCGTGACTATATATGTATCTTCGGTCGGGGGGGTAAAGGAAGTTTTCCAAGCGTCGCCCGCTACGAATACAGGAACGCCCGTCGTGGCGGCTAAAGTAAATGTAAGGGTCGTGAAGTTCCAAGTGTAATCATCGGACAACCTGCGGATTTCTACTGTGCAGACATTTCCCGCCGCGCTTCCCAAGAACTCCTCGATAACCCAGTAGAGTTCTGATACCTTGATATAGGTCGTTTCAGACATTCTTTTCTCCTTTACACATCGCCAAGAACATTATTAAAATCAAGACACTCTGCGTCATTCGTTCAGGAAATGCCGTCAGCATATTAACCCCTACCACTATAATCCCCGCCCAAACAAGGGGATTTCTGATTTTCCAAATTACTGAAATTAAGAAACCCGAAAAAAGTATCATTCCGGGAATTCCCACCTCAAAGGGTAATTGGACGAATGAATTATGCGCCCGACGCCACGCCAAACCCTTACCTGTTGTGTTATCGTATTCCCACTCTGCCATATCAGCACCCTGACAGGGCGCTATGTCCTGCGACATTATGGGGAAAAGTAACCTGTAAGTAGCAACTCCATATCCTTGCGGGTGTTTGGCGACCAGTTCTACCGTTCTTTTCCAAACGGGCAATCTTCCGTAGCGGTTGAACTGGTAAATGTCGCCCTGTTTTAACGCCATTAGAGTAGCGCAAATAATCAAGAATAAACACACCGCCTTGCCCCATTTGGTCTTAACCCAGAGTAAATACCCTAATCCGGCGAATACTGCCAGCATAGTGCCCGTAGAGCCTGAAATAAGGGCTATCAAAACTAACACCGCCAAGTTTAGGCGGTTAAATACAAGGAAAGGAGCGAGAACGCATACAAAAGAGCCCAAAACCATCTTATTGCCTATCGTTCCGAGGACACAGGTATCTTTCTGGTTGAAATTTAAGAGCGTGTCTAAACCGAAACATTGCATAATTATCAACAAGGTGACAAAAAAGAATACCGCCTGAATGACCTTTTTAACGGGAGTGAAATCGGTTATCTTACGGCACAGGACGTAATAGTAAGCGCAGGCTATGACCGACCAATACATCGTAAACGAAAGATACGGCGCTCTGGATAAAAAGTTGCTTATAAAACACCAGATTAAAAATAGTTTCAACCACACGCTTACGTTCTGGTATAAAAATAAAAATGTAAGAAATCCTGAAATAAATATAGCCCACAACCAAAACAGGGAGTTTATATCACACGAAAGATTAAACGACCACGGCGGTGTCAGCGCCAAGAAGGTCAAAGGTATGAGTGCGATATAGGCAAGGTATTTTTTCATAGTTTGTTGCGGGGTCAGTTTTTGCCCGACCCCGCGAGAGGCTACTAAACTACTGCGTTATTGTTACACCATCGTTGCTGATTACAACCCAACCGTAAGTATCGTCGAGCCACAACAGGGTGACTGAATCCCCCGCCGTGTCAAAAGTGAGTATCGACCATCCCGTAGCGTGAGTCGTTACAGGGAAGGACGTTTCACTTATGATGTAACTACCACCAGCCTTTGCCGTAAGCATAATGGTAATCATCTGCCCTTCAGCGCCATCGTCAAGACCAACAGTTATATCAGAGGGACTATCCTGCGTCCTTATGATATAGCCGAATGACAATGCCGCACTTGTCAGGGTAGACTCATCTGATACGTTAGTTGTTACACCCTCCTTGTGCCCATTCGCAGCGAAAGTTGCCGTCGATCCGCTGTAAGAACCCGTGATACCACGCCCGGCGTTTACTGTGGTAAACTCCCCGGCGTATACCCCGTCCTTACTTACAGCGACAGCAGCTCCCGCGTAAGCAGACAAAGAAAGGAGCGCGATAACAATCGCGAAAGCGTAAAACCTTTTCATGACTCCTCCTCTCTTTTTATTCAACCGTGTAAAGCACAACAAGCGTGCTCGATACCGCCGCAACAGCCGCCGACCAAGTAACCAATATCTGGTTATCCGGTGTGGCAGCCGTGGTCATGTCTACTTTATAGGCAAGACCAGTAGCAACGTCGCCTGTCGAGGTTATCGCGGAAGCGGCAGCCGCAGCTAAATAACGGTCTGTATCTTCAGCGTCGCCAACGTCAGCGGTTACGCCCGTTGCCGCGCACATCATACTTACCCACAGAACCCTCGCGCCTACCGGAAGTTCCGGTCCCATCTTTACCGTAAGGGTGTCGCCTGCTTCAGCAGTCGTGCCTGTGTAGGTGTCGATGAAGCACCTTACATTGCCGCCAAAAACGCCGGGGTCTAAAATCGTCGCCGGGGTAATGGAATCGGCTATCGTTCTATTCGCTCCTTTGCCGTAAGCCATTTTTTTCTATCTCCTTTTTGGGTTAAACTACTCTGCGCACTTTATCTCGATGCAGCGCTTTTCATCCATCCTCGTTGCACCGCAAGCCTTCGACGCGTATACCTGCGTGGCGTAATGCTTGGTCGGTATAACGTCCATCTTGGCGCTCATCTCCTGCTGTGAAGCCAAGAGGATGCCTTCCTTCGAGAACATCATGCAACGTCTCGACGGGGTAGCATCAACGGTCAATCTTTCCGTACGGACGAACTTGAAACCCAAGAAGGTGTTTATCTGACCTTCAACGAGTGCCTTAACCGAGTTGTAGTCGGTGTTCTTTATTTCCGTGGTGTTTAACAGGTCGGTCATCTGCGCAGCGGTGCAGACTACGAACCTTTCCTCGGACGGGTCAACATCATGACCGTCAAGGATTTCCTTACCAGCTAACAACTTGGCAAGGGTCAAGCCCGTCGCTCCAGCCGCTATCTGATGAGCAGCTGTGAACGTGGTTGACGTACCGCCAGCGTGGCCCGTGTAGGCCGTGCCGAAGAACGCGTCGATTATCATATCATCGACCTTGCGCCCTATGGCGTAAGCGCCAGCGAGAGCAAGCGTGGAGGTCGGGTCAATAAGCATACGGAGCTTATCTTCCTTGTCGACCAGTTTCGCCCAGTATACATCGGTGAACGTGACGCGCCGTCTTTCATAATCATTGGCGGCATACGATACGTCAGAGTTCCTAACAACCTTAACGCTCGCAACGTCCGAACCATACTGGTCGAAATACTCCTCCTCGCCATAGCTTCCCGTCTCAAGCCTTACACAAGACGAGAGCCTTGAACCTTTCTGCTGTGTAAGCAGTTCCATGTTGCCCTTGAATTGGCTTACAAAAGCCAAATCTATGTCAGCCATTTAATTCTCCTTTGGTTAGAGTCCATGTTCTACTACCCTTTTACTGCGGCTGTTTTCTCATGATTGTCCTCTAACCGAGGGTCTTGATACTCACAGTTTCAAGTTGGATCGCTTGCGCGACTACCCAAAACTGTTTGGCTTACCGGGACTAATTCTTTAGTTTATCCGGATGAGCCAATGCCTGTAAATCAGCCATCCTCTGAACGTATAACTTGTGCTCCGGATGGTCCCTGTTGATATACGGGTGCTTCGGGTCTGAATGAGCCGCACCCATGATTTTCGTAATTTCCGAACTTGCTTCTGTTGGTGTCATCATAAATGAACCACCTTTGCCCTGAATACCGTCCTCGCCCATCTTTGAACCTATCTTGGCAAATATGCGCAGTATTCTCGGGTCATTGCCAAGACCTTCTTCCATCATTGCGGTTATTTCCTTATCGCCGTAAGTGTTAAATACCTTCTTGGCGAGAGCGAGGTTCTGTTCGTATGCCTTGCCCCATTCTGTCCTTAACGCCGTTTCAGCGTCCTTAGCGCCCTTTTCCTTATTTGCCATAGCGTTGCTGTATTCCCCAAACTGCGCCTCCATAAACTTCTGGTATATCGTCGCTGTCTGTTTAGGGTTTAATCCTGCCTCATGCGCCCATGTCCTGTAAGACTTGGTAAGTTCCTCGCTTACGGGGAAGCCTTCGGGCGATTTGAGTTCAGGAAGTTTATACTCGTCCGCTGTCTTTGGCCTGCCTAACCTGTCAAAGACAATGTTCCAATCGTCATCTGTGGCTTTTTCTCCGGGAAGGGGTATCTTGTCCTTACCGATTAAAGCCTGCTGACCGACATACGACTTGACCAATGCCCTCGGGACTTCCACCAAGTCCTCTGACTTAAACACACCTAACGACGGGTGGTCTTTAATGCCAACGTCAAAACTTCCTCTCCAATCCGTAGCTATTGGATTTGAATTGTCCCCTGCGGGATTCAAATTGTCCTCTGCCATTTCAATACCCTCCTCTTTCTGCCCTTTCAGGCGGTTGACTGCTCCTCTTGCCTTTTCTTAATCTTTTCAATATCCATATTTATCATCGAGCGTATATGAAGGATTATTGAGCGAGTTCCTTCGTTATAAATCATCTGGTTGACATCGCCGTTAAAGGTCGTGCTGTCGATAAAACATCTCGCTTCCAAATCTTCCAAGACGTGCTTGCCGTTCTCCGTCGAGAAAGTGTTGATATAATCGGTCTTTAATGACTGGAGTTTCTCTATCTGGTCTGTCATTTTTTACCTACTATTTGTGATTCAGCCAGCGTCTTGACAGCGATTGCTCCGTCCGCCCCCGCTTTTGCCGCAATAGCCGCCTGTTCAAGTTCCGCCTGCTGTGCCTGTGCTTCGTTGCGAGCTTTGCGCAAGACAGCCACTTCCTTGTCGTCGAGGATGATACGGGGATTGACACTCCCCAGTTCAGCGGCAACATTGATATATTCGTCTACGTTCAGTTTATCAGCCGCTTCTGGTTTGAATGCGATTAACTGCCCTATCCTTAAAACCATATTGTCAAGGTTCTTTGATTCTTCAGCTTTCTGCGCCCTTGCCAAAGGAGAAGTGTATTCAATGACGTATTTAATCCCTGACAACGCCGCGGGCGGGGGACCGAACAACCCAAGCCTGAACATTATGTTGAACGTCCTTTCAACGATGGGATCGAGTAATTCACTCATCAACCTGCCGAGGACGGGAGCGAGCATTAACATCTTCTCTTGGACACGCTGCAAGACCTCGGTTGCGGTCATATTCGGATTGTCTGCCAACAGCAGGAACAGGTCGGCAAAGAAGTTCTTTTTAATTGTCTCCCTGCGCTGGTTCTCCATTTCCATACCTATACCTATCTGTCCACCCGTAGCCAAAGGCTCTATCTTGGAGTTGGGGTTCATTCCGTTCGGGGTGCGGTAGTTTATATCCCCTGAATTGACTTTGATAGGCAGTATAAAGCCGTCATCGGGCAGGACAAGCGGAGGGTCAACGACCTTCTGCGCCGCACGGATAGTGACTTTAGACATCGCGTTAAGCATTTTAATATCGGGTAAAGATACCATTGCCGGGGACGTTCCGTAAGTCTCTCCCGATTCTTTAGTGAACTTCGGCACAAAGAACGGGAACTCCTGATACCCGCCCTCTTTTATCAAATGCTCTTTTGATACTTCGATATAAACCGAAGCGAAGGGCATATTAGACGAATCTGCCTTGCTGACATCTCTTTCATAGCGAGGCATTACCGCTTGGATTATATCCGTCTTTTCCTCGTATTTCTTGGCTTCATAGGCGGTCTTAACGGCTTCTCCGGCCTTTTCTTTCCAGAGATTATAAGCCTGCCTGACTGTCAAATTCGTCTTACGGATAACAAGGTCAACCTCTCCGATTTCGTTCTCCGAGATAAATATATCCCCCATTGAGAAACAATAGAACCTGACTATATCTTTGACATCCTCATCCTCGTAAAGACAAGCTGTTCCTATCGAACCTAAATCGAGATAGACCTCGTGCACTTGCTGGGCGAAGTTTGAGGAGTTGATAACATCGTGCATTTTATCTTCAGCGCCCTTCAACCAGAGCATAACTTCTTTCTGCTTCATCAAATCCCTGTCCTGCGTCCTTATGGCGAACCATTTCGTGGCAGGGTTGGTCAAGTAGCCGTGCAGACCTGCGGCTAAAATGACGTTTGACTGGATTGCGGTCGAATCATAAATATCGGTATCAAGTTTCTGACCGGGGGTCTTTACACGGTTAAGATATGCCTTGCGCGGAAGGCAATAGCGATAGCACTCGTTCCAATGATTCAAAATAGTTCCACGATCGGATTGCAGGGACTTATACCGTTCAATGATATTTTTAACATCGGTGCTCATACACATACCTCTTTCTTCTTGTGGGTTTTATCGTGACATTCTTCACATAAAGTAATTCCATTGTTCAAGTCCCAAAATGGCTTATAAGAAATCGCTAACCTTGCCAAGGTTTCTTTATCTTCAATAGGTGAAAATTGAGAGTATAGTGATAAGAATTCATTAAGTATAATACTAAAAGGTTTTTTATGGTGGGCATTTAATTCCCCACCTTTAGGTTTGCCGCATTCCTGACAAGTAAAATTATCTCTTATGAAAACATTGAATCTCCACGTTCTTCCTTCTTCGATGTTTCTTATCGTGATATGAAGTGGCGTTATTCCACCCTTCCAATAAACACTATGCTCTCCTACGCTATATTTATGCAAACACTTTTTGCATCTCTTTGCCCCATAATTGGTCAAAAGTTTTCCGCATTCAACGCAATGGGGTTTACCACCTTTCCACCCACGATGTTTTTCTCCTAACATTCCAGCCATTGGATTTGCGAAAGCGTTAGAACAGTTATGACAAAGTGTTGATTTGGGTTTAATCAACTTGCCACAAATTGGACAAGGCTTCTTTAACTTCTTGACAACTGCCATTGAACCCCCTTATATCGTCCCTTTGTTCTTTAACGCCTTGACCAAAGCACCAATCAATGCGCTCAACACAACGTCATTTAACTCAATCTTGATACCCTTGCAGTAATTGAACACGGACTTGATTTTGTCCTCGGCAGACAGGCTTTCGTCCTGCAATGCTTCGCTTGCCTTTGCCTTGATTTTGTCAAACTGCGCTTTGCCTATGATGTAAAGGCTTTCAAGGAATATACCCTGACTTTCACCCATTAAATCTACATACCACGCAGGGGCTTGCCAAAACTTTATCTTGTTGTATAACGTCTGCACCCATTTCATCTTCATTTGACCTCCTTCAGTAAGTTATAAGCTAACTCCCTTAATTTGACTGTAAACTTCGTTATTACTTCTGTCTCGTCCTTATCGTTTAACCCTAAACTTTCAAGGGTATTTTTTATGGGAGGGATATAAAGGTTAAGGTCGAGCTTATCAAGTGCCTTTAATACCTTTCCCTTGATTATATGAGACTTCAAGGAGTTAAGGAGTGGGATTTCCATTACCCTTATCCTTTGTAAAATAGGAAACAAACACCATTGAAATTATCGCTGATACTGCTTCACCGGAGAGTATCTTAGAATAAGTAGCATAGGCGAAAACTATCCCTGCTATAATCGAGAGCCAAAACTTTCCTGATGTGACCTTTGCTATGACTATCTCACCTTTTGTCATTACAGCACCGCCTTTCTGATATGCCTAACCTTATCAGCTACAATTTCCCACGCCTTTTCAAGCATTCCCGTTTCAAAATCTTCTTCAGGTAATTCATCTTGTAAGTCTTTTCTGATTATTTCAAGGAACTGCGCTATAAATGCCCGACGCTTTATTACTTGGCTCATTTCACACCTTAAATATGACCTTCATTATGACCATCAACAAAGTAGTTCCGAGGCTTACAATCAGCCCTATTCTCCATTGGCTCGCTTTTATCGAGTTGAGTTTCTCTGTCTTGATATTCCTTATCTCTGCTTCGATCGCCATTATCTTGCCCCTGTATTCGGGGCTTTCGCTGATATGGTCGCTTATCTGCTTGAATGTGCCGTTTATCCTCTTGTCAAGGCGGTCTATCCCTGCGAGTGTAGAGTCAAGTTTACCCTCAATGTTGCCTAAACTGCGGACGATACCTGAATGTTCTTCGCAGAGTGCCACGTCATTCCCCTTTCACGGTTGCCTGTTCCAGTTTGTCGAGTCGTGCCTTAAGGTCGTCTATCTCTTTTTGCTGTTCTTGAACCGCCTTTATAAGGTAAGGAACAATTTGGTGATATTCTACTGCCCACATATCTTCAGGGTCATCTGGTTTAATCACTACTTGTGGTAAATACTTTATTACATCTTGGGCGATTAAACCTGTTGCACGTCCACGATTCCTTTCCTTCATACCTTCTTTCCAGTCAAAATCTACTACGTCCATCTGTCCGATAAGTTTTAAGGCATCTATTTTAGAAGGTTCTATATTATCCTTTAATCTTATATCCGAAACAGAAGTATCTATGGTTTTATTTCCGATATACATTGTCGTAGAACCTGAACCGTTTGTGCCTGTCCAGAAAAGACTATTAGCAGAATACGAACCAACCATTATGGGTTTCTTCGCATAAAGATACGTGCCGTCAAGAGAAAAT